TGCGGAATCTCTTGCACAAGACCAAACATCTCTGACGTTGATGCTTGATATATTCGTGCAGGCAATCCTAGATTTGTTACAATCTCAAGGATTCTAAGAGTACCGATAGCATCAACCTGGCCAGTATACTCAGGCATCTCAAACGATACCTTCACATGGCTCTGTGCAGCAAGATTATAGATTTCATCAGGCTGCACCTTATCGATAATGTGATGCAGACTTAATGAATCTGTAACATCTCCATAATGAAGACTGATATCACCAAAGATGTGATCAATACGACCAGTATTGAAAGACGAACTACGTCTAATGATTCCATTTACTTCATATCCTTTTTCTAGAAGAAGTTCGGCAAGATACGATCCATCTTGCCCAGTAATGCCTGTAATCAACGCTTTCTTTTTCATATAAAGTCCTTCAAATTATCACTATCTCTCTTGAGATTGATAGCCTCTGCACGAGGATATGGATTAGCATTATTATAGTCGTTGATAAGAATGCGTCGAGTTGCATTTAGACCGATCAACAGAATGAAGTTATAGAATCCTAAATCATGAAGCATTTTAGATGTAACTTCTCTAAACTCAGATGGTCGAGCAGTCGTAAAGATAATCTGTGCACCTCGTTCTTGCCATTCTAAAATACGCTTTACATTCTCTTCTAGAACGATTGGCTTATCATGAAAATTGTTTTTACCATAACGACTCTGTGACACAATTATAGTACCATCAATGTCACAGAAGATCACAGGCTTGTCGTTATACTCAAACCAATCTTCGGCCGTACCAACATCGATATACTTAGATACATTCTTACGAATAAACGTGTGACCATTCGACAGACAGTGTTGAATGACATGTGACACGAAGATTTCATCTGTCATTGCCGACAAATGCTCGAATGCATTCATGAACATCTTTACAGATTCAAATTTATAACCACCAACACAGAATGTATCTGATACGACATTCTTTTCAATGATGTTTGTGATAATGTCTTGATCGTTAGCAATAACAAAACTCTTTGATGCAAGCCTCTTTAGAATTTGATGATCGGCAATGTTAGATGTGCAAACATAGTTACCCTTAGAAACGGTATGCTCAAAGAAACTGTCACAATCTTTGATAAGAAGATCATCAAAGAGATTGATCTTACCAGAATTCTTAATGATTTGATAAACAGTATCAGCAGGACCCTTAGTAGGCTCATCAAGAACAACTACATCGACGTTGGGAAGGTCATTGCGAATGAACATCTCAGCATTGTACTTGTCATTATGTTCTTTGAGAATGCCAATAGTAATTTTATAGTTATAATACTGGAGATGTGGTTCAATAGCAATAGCATTCTTTAACATCAAGTCATGCTTGTAATCATACAGCAGATACTTTGGCTTCATACCAGGAAAACGGCTAGACAGCCCAGCAGCAGGCACAATCACTTCCATAATCTATTGACCTCTCTTAGAATGAATGTATGCTCAAGTGAGCCTTTTTCACAGTGAAGATATACACGTAGCAACATGAGTATGAGCAGATAGTCATTGTTTGCGACAGGATACTTAGATAAGATTTTATGCTGCATATTTTTGAGTTTGCCATCAAGCATGATGTTGTCTCTACGCAAGAACCATTTACATTCTAAATCTTGTCTAAGTTTGGCAATATCAAATACCCATGAGTCATATACAACAGTCACGGCATCAATAAAGAAGAACTGCCCGTCTGTACGGTGAATGATATTCTCAAGTGTCATATCACCATGATAGACTGATTGAGGAAGAATTTTTGGTAACTTCTCAATCAGTTCATTTTTACCAAAAGGCAGTTCATCATTACCATCTAGCCATGACAACGTTACATCATACACGGATGTATAATCTTTGTCAATCTCATTTTTACGAAAATTATCGATAGAGTCTGTAACGAAATTGAGTAAATCGGATGTGTTATGAAAACGAAGATAGTTTCTCATGTCTAGACCATGAATGTATGACATTTTAAGCGTGTCGTTTTCATAATCCCAAACACAAGGAACATTTACAATGGAAGATAATGCATTTAGTCTTTCATAATTTCTTGCTACATTGTTCTTCTTTAGAATATAACGCTGTTTTCCATCATCCATCAAATATATTGAACTGCCTGAATGACCATGAAGTTCTTTTATGCATTTTTCCATAATGTCATATCATCTCGTATAAGTGAGTGAGGTGTTCCATTATATTGGCCAGGAAGAAACGGATTGTTCATATCAACATACTCAAGATTATTACCGAACAAACCATGATGCTGAAGTGTAGCACGAAGCATCTCTTCACCATTCATTTGAACACCAAGTTTATAGTAATCATCCATGAATAGATATGTTGACATATAACGATCCATGACCCAAGAACTACCAAAGGCAAACTGATCGTTACCAAAGTCTTTAGTAGGTACCATGCGACAGTTTGGTATGTGTACTTTATTTCTATCTATGCTTTCGAGTGGTAATTCACGATTAAGTGCGTAGTCAAATCTTGTTTTTACCACAATATCAAAAGCACCATGTTTCAACTCATAATCACGCTTCAGCATACAAGATTGAAAAATTGAATAGTACGATAGTGCAGCATTTGCTGGTGGAAAATTCACGGCATCAGGAGTATTTGTGTAACGATCATTCAGTTCTTTCATAGAAGCAATTATCATCTCACTCCGATATCCTTCGAGATAAGGATTATAAAGATCAATTACATCTTCTTCCGAATATATACCGTTCTTCCATGTGTGAATGAAGACTTTGCAGTTCCACTTATCAAGAAGATTACGCTTGAGATATTCAAACCCCGCAGCATAACTACGAGGCTGACCAGCGATACATACTGCTACTTTCAATTTTTGTAAACCTCTCTATAGACTATGTTATAGAACCAATTATTAAATCTGTCCAGATCAAAGACTTTGTTTCTAGGATTTAATATAGGTTGACTCAGCATTTCATTATACTTATCATCATCTTGATCGAGTTCAATAATCTTTCTAATCATATCCTCATCAGAATCAAAATCATGTCGCGATATAAATGCTTTTGTATTGAAATCCATTTCAACTGTAGGGCTACCCCAATAGATTGGTATTGTATTATACGTTAACGCATGAAAAAGTTTTTCTGTAACATATCCAGGATGTGAAGAGTTTTCATAGCATAGATTAAATTTTCTTTCTTTTAGAAAATCATATTTTGCCATATGAAAGCCATTGAGACCTTCTCTGCTGAGTATTTGCCCTATGTTATTGAACAATGGACCACCGCTATCGACTTTTTTATATTGTGATAGCATGTTGAACATATTGTTTCTTTCAGCACATCCTCCGTTTTTCACAACGAAACTACAAAAACCTTTTTTATCTTTTGCAGTTTCGGTTCTACTCACATCATGAATATCTGGTAGACCTAGAATTTTAGTATTGACGATGTTATCAAGAACATATAAAGGAAGTCTATAATGTCTAGGGTTACTGTCATGGTCAAACGTTATAGCAAAGTGACAGTGATAGTTGTATGCTCTTCTGTTCTCACCAGTAAAGAATATCTTCACTACATTTTTATCATTAAAACTAAGATTGTTTTGACCAAAGTTCTCATCACAGAATATTAAGAACTGTGGATCATTATCATCTCTTTGTACATCAAAGACTTTTGATAATGTATCAGTGAAAAATGAATCCAACGTATTAAAAGTATCTGTGAAACCTAGACGTAATACGGGTTTTACCATTTGTAATTCTTTCTGGGTAAATAAAAGTTAGCAGGATTATCAGTTGATGGATTATTTGTATTCTTATCTAGGGTATAGACTCTAACATCATCAATACAACACAGCCATTGTTCATCTCTAAATCTATCAGATGCAACATTTTTTAGCCAATGATCTCTAGAGTTTTCTTTCAGTCTATACCACCAATCTTTTGTCGAAGGATCAGGCAGTTTTCTAATCCAGTCTGATCTTGCCCACCAAAAAGCACCACTGAAATGTTTTGCTGGGTAAGTAAAATAGTTTACACCAGCAACATCATGTGTTTCTAGAGCATCAACACACTTTTTCCAATTTTCCAATACACCCCAATTGAGATAGTATCTCCAATACTGATAGTTTCTAAGAAGATGCATTTCATTCTTCTTAAGGTGTTTGTTAATAGAAGTTATACCCTTTGAATGAAAGTAAAGTATGTAGCAGTCTTCTTCTTGCGACTTCTTATAGATTGCCCTCATAGCCACATTTTCTGAAGGAAGATCGTTTATGTTCTTTAACATATCTTCTTCATCTTTCGATGAATTTATGAAAAGATTTATGGTCGCTTTAGGGCAATATAACTTGATGAATTCCTCAAACATAGGAACTCGATCATCTAACTTAGAAATGACACTTACATTTAGTTCAGACAATGCATCAAGCAAGTCATTGTCTTCCATTATCTTGAATTGTTCTAATATCATGTTCATCCATATACCAGGATCATCTGGCAAATAGATATGATAAAATGCTATTAGTTTTTTCATGAATTATCTTTTACTTCAGGAAAGTAAGTGATAAATCTATCGTACTTATTGTTTCTCTTAGACTTTATCTTAGACACAATTTCATCATAAAAATTCCATGCAAGAGGCACAAAACATATGGCATCTTGATGTTCATCAAGTTTTGATGCTGGATAGATTGGTATCGATGAACCAGGTGTAAATCTACCTTGTTTCAGTTCATTGTCATCAATAATAAAATCTAACTTCAATTTTGAGTAATTGAGTAGAGTCATGCCTTTGGCAGGTGCTCCATATCCAACAGCAAGCCAACCAAGATCATTTCTCGTATAGTTAGAAACGGCTACAACAAGACTTTTCACAACCTCATCACATCTCTGAGCGTACTTGACATATGTTTCTTTCGTATACAAACCATCACTACTCTCGCTCAAAATTACATCATCAACATTACCATTCTTCTTATTTTTATTGATAATGAATACATAACTAGTGCCATGAATAGGCATATGACGAACTTCATTTAAATGAAGCCCAGCCCTTTCACAGAGATGTTTCATCGATAGTGTATTGAAGAAAGAGATATGTTCATGATAAATTGTGTCAAACTCATTGTTCTTGATCATATTGGCCTGTGATGTTTGGATGATAAGAGTGGTATCATCAGTCATCATTCTTCTTGCGTTTAACAAGAATTGAAGAGGCTCAGGTCCATGAGCAAAAACATTTTGTGCTGTAATCAAGTCAAAAGATATTCCAGACCAAGAAAACAGATCGACAAAATCATTATTGAACCAGTCACAGAAAACGACATGTTCTTTAGATGAAATCTTATGCAAGTTTCTTGCGGGATCAATACCAAATGTTCGATAACCTAATTCTTTGAAGTAGTTTAGTTGTGTTCCATCATTGCAACCGATATCAAAGACGGTTTTGTTTTGACTGTTTACAAAAGAATCTGAAATATTAGCAAAGTCGCGACAATGATCATGCATTGTTTTTGCTGTACCACTCACGTACAGATAATCCTCAAACATCAATTTAGGATTAACGGCATGTGTTAGTTGAACATGAAAGCAATGATCACAATGATTGATAGCCAAAGGATATTCTTCTTGAATATCCTCTTTATTGAGTTTGTAAGAATTGGCTAGAGGTTGCTTTCCTAGATCAAGTACTGGTGTAAGTTCTTTTGATCCGCAAGCCACACATTCTTTCAATTCTACTACATTAGAGTTTTGGAAAAACACGCTGCATATTCCTTCTACCAAACTTTTCAAAAACTACAACACTATCATAATAGTAAACACCACTTAAGTCAACAGAAAGTTTGTCTCTTCTATCTAATTCTGTTACAAGAGTGTTATGCCAATTCTTGTGTAAAATATCAATATAAGTTTTTGAATATTCGATAAAAGTGTTTTTGCCACCAAGAGAACCGCCGTGACTTCCCATATAACTTGTATGACAGTCTTCACATATAAAAACACCATTCAAGTTGAGTTTAGGAAAAACATTCTCGAATGTAACAATCTGCTGTTCCATTGTATGACCGCCATCATCGATGAAAATATCAATGCTATCATGCTTACTTAAAAAGTCACGCCAGAATTCGTCTGAGCCTTGGTCACCAATAACAACATCGATATTAGATTGTTCGTACTTCAATTCTGAACAGGCAGTATCAACATCTACACCGACAATCTTTGCTTGCGGTCCGAGATAGTTACTCCACATTTCTAAAGAACCACCCTTTTGAACACCAACTTCAACAAGAGTTATAGGCTTACCCCTGAAATGATTTAGATGCTTATCGTATATCTCGAAATAAGGTTCCCACTTGTCAGAAGAATGAGTTGCCTCATCAAAAAATTTTCTCAATTCGTTCATGTTATATTCCTTACAGATAGAGCCATCTTTGATTTTTTAGATACCAGTCAGATACTTCTTTTATTCTCTGTGATAATGCAATTTTTGGTTCCCATCCCAAAGACCTCATTAGATCACCACTAAGAGCATATCGGAGATCGTGGCCAGGTCGAGATGTGTGAAAATCTACCATTTCATAAACAAGTTCTTTGTTTTGTGCAGTTGCTATCATCTGCGCGAGAGATAGATTGTCGATTTCTTCTTTACCAACAATATTAAATTTTGGACACTTTGCATTACCATAATCTGGTTCAGGAACAGGCTTATTAATGAGTAGAAACAGAATAGCATCTGCAACGTCTTTGGCGTGAATATAAAATCTGCTGCCTGCCTTTGTCTTTGAATGATCTGAGTGAATGAAAATCTTTTCACCTCGATTGACACGACCAATACAAAGAGGTATGAACTTTTCTGGTGTTTGTCTTTCACCAAAAACATTCATCGTATGTGTAATCATCATAGGAATCTTATATGTGTTTTCATACGCCACACATAGTTCTTCGGCGGCCGCTTTCGACGCAGAGTAGGGATTAGTTGAGTTATATCTTGCGCGTTCATCATACGCAACACCAGGAGGAGCAACACCAAAGATTTCATCTGTACTGAAGTACAACATTGTTTCAATATTATCAAGTCGTCTTGCATATTCAAGAAGATGTGCAGTGCCTATGATATTATCGTTTATGAATTCCATTGGATGTGTGATTGAACGATCCACATGCGAGGCTGCTGCCAGATGCAAGATAATGTCTGGCTTGCCTATAAAGTTTGAAACTAAAGGATTGATTTCTGCTTTCAGATCATGAAAAACAATGTTCACTCTCTTCTTTGTCTGATCATCATAACCTTCAAGAACTTCGTGTAGACGATTAAGATTACCTGAATAATCAAGTCTATCAAGGGTGGTTATCTTCCAATCTGTTTCGCGAAGGATTGTATCAATCATGTGGTGAGCAATAAAACCACAACCACCAGTAATCAAAACATTCTTACTCATCAATATATTCTCCACTAGGTGCGATGTTTCCACAAACACCAATTTTGTTCAATTCAATAATATTATATAGTCTTAAATTTTTATAGTATGAATGTTCAACATCTATATCGTTATCCATACAATCTTTGAATATGAGTGGCAGACTTTTCTCGAATGTATCGAGAAGTGAAAAGTCCATATGCCAAAGTCTTAAACGAAATAGTCTTGTTGCATTTATAGCATTTGCTTTGTCTTTTGGCAACCAAGTTTCTAACGATTCTGAAAATACAAAGGCATCTTTATAAGAATCATCATTCAGTACAAAGTTATCATTGAGTTTATATCTACCAGAAAGTTTATATATTCTCTTTCCTACAATGTTACTTTGTTTAAACCAATCTATACATATCATGAATGATAGACATTCAGAAAGACTTCGAAGACCTGCATTAGAAAACTTGTTGATGTTTTCTTGTCTACCACAATCTATGATAGTCACACCTCTTTCTGAAAGTTTAGAAAAGTATTCTTCGTTTGGCATTTCTGGCGAACTGTCAAACATTACTTTCATATTATTAGGGCATTTCTTATCTATAGATTCAATAGTCTCTAATGTTTGTTCAAATCTCTCTTGATCATTATAAACAGATAACTGATTGACTTTCAATGCATGATTTATGAAAAAGATACCGTCAAACATTATCTCTTATACCAGAACCAAGTTGTTAGATAAGATATCTGAATAGGTGTTCCTATTCTATTAGTTCTTCTGAATTCGGTCAATGACTTCTTAACTTCTTCTGTATTGTGACCGTTTCCACAAACTATACCGCCACTTTTCACACAATCATAATACTGCACTAGATTTTCTACTGTGCAGGCTGACTTATCAAAACAGATAACGTCTCGTTCTTTTTTGCCGAAACCTAAATCAATAATATTCTTATATCTTTCAGTATTTTTACTAAACACGGATTTCAAGACTTCGGCATTAGGACTGTCGCCATAATTATTGACGATGTTTATCTTAACAATTCTATTTGTATTATCAAGAATGTCTACCGCATTTTCTCCTTTTGGATCACCAATGATGGCAATGGCGATCTTTTCTTTTCGAATTCTCTTGATATAAGGTATGATACCTCTAGATATCAATTCTTGATTAGGCCACATGTTCATATTTTTCAAAGTTTCAATATCGAATAGTTCTGGATCACCAAACATTATCCATAAATCCTTTCAATCTGTTCACGCAAACCATTTACCCTATCATATTGATGAACGATGCAATAAGGCACATTATCAATAGTCTTAACAAGACCTTCATCAATTATAGGCTGGTTATCTTCGTATATACGGTTATACTTATCAGCATCGTTTTTGAACATCATACCAAGATCACCTTTACCAGATTCAACGGCACCAATAGTTGTGCCTAATTGAATAGCCCATGAATCATTATTGTTAGCGAATAATGTGTCTTCATTGAAAGGTGTTTGTTGCAAGATGAAGTTATAGACAGCCTGATCTACAATTGGTATGGGTCTATTGACACTTAAATGAAAAATGAAAGACAAAAGACCTTTTACTGTATCTTTATATCCAGCAATTGTTCCTACATTGAATATGAAATTATTTTTGAGTTTTTGGTGAAAGAAAGGACCAAAAGTGTCATATAAGTTCTGATTACCCCAAGGCTCATTTTGATATCTCATACCTTCAGATGACGCTATCAAGAAATGCGATATCAAATTATCTTGTAACCATTCAGAAGGATTTTTTTGAAACACAACATCTCTTGTGTCTGTGGTTATAACATGTGTGTATTCTTCTTTGGTGCTTTCGAGATAGTTCCAAAGATAGAAGAACCTTTCTACGTGAGGAGCATTATTGTTTGGCGCTTCGATATCACCATTCTCTTTTTGTTTGCCATATAAAGATAAAAGAACACCTTCTTCTGTCAGTTTCTTAATCGTTTCAGCTTTCATATTTGTACCGACGATAGCAACATCACCAGTAAAACCACTTTTACGAATTGAGTTGACCCAATATTTCAACTGGTCCCAAGAATAGTTAGATGCTCCACCTATAATCAAATCTTTCATAATATTACCCCTTAATCCAAGGAAACTTGTCACCATAGATTTGTGTCATTACTTCATTACCAGATATAAAGAAATCCTTTGTGACCGAATTAGGATTACCATCTAGTCGATAACACAATGTATGTTTTCCGTTTGTATCATAACGCGCATTGTTCTTCACGTTATAAAAATAGTTTCTATCGCCGCCCCAACCATAATGCCAATGCTGACTATTTGTGATCAAAAATTCTCTAGAGAATGCGAATGAAGAAGTGTCGATGAGATATTGTTGATCTTTTTCATGTGTAAAGAAGATTGGCCATTTACCAAGTGCTTCACAGTTATCTTCACATATATAGTTCTTTTCAGAATCAAAGATTTTTCTGAGAGAATAGGCAAACTCGTTACCTTGATCTAACACTTCGACAAGACTTTCGACATGATTAGGTTCATACCAATTGTCTTCATCAAGAAAGAAAATGTAATCTGAATTAATAAGATGAGCATAGCCAGCGTATATGCGGTGACCGTAAAAACCACCGCCACCAGTATTTTCGGGTGTAGTTACGACTTGTAAAGAATTATGTGAATTTCTACCAACAATTTCAATTGCTTTTGGTAGATGTTCAGGACCGTCAACCACAATTAGATGCTTGAGATTCTTGTATGTTTGGTCTCGAACACTATCAATTGCATCTTGAACTTTAGGTGAACCGATGGTAGGTGTAATGACCGTTACAGTTTTTTGTTTTGAGTTGTCTACAATGTTATACTTCATTCACATCATCCATAAAGTTATCACCAACTGCCAGATGCACAAAGCAAGGCTTTCTTCTGTCTTTCATTTCTTTAATCATATGCTTGCTGCCTTTTGATACACCGTCCCAAACGATGATCGCAGCATCAGCATAGTCTGCCATTCTTACATTACGAATAGCACCTGCTGCTTTGCCATAGTGATCCCATGGTGCAGGAAACTGCTTTATAGGAATGTTGTTTATTTTTGCGTAGTACTCTCCCAGACTATCTACACCTATAGCACAGCCCGAAACAACTTCAGTTATATTGAATTGACTTTTCTCTACGGCATCTTGAATAAGAAAGAGTTTGATGATACTACGAGAACCGGCGATGATCACTTTCATATGTTATCCATAATAAGTTTAAACAATATAATATTATATATTAAAAAAGGAGGGGCGTCAAGCCCCTCCAGAGTTAGTATTGCTGCGCGGCCTCTCTGGCCACTTTACCGATATCTCGTCTTTGGATTCCGAGAGCAAGTAAGTCTTCATCTGAGAGAGCTTCAAGTTCAACTCTGATTTTGACTTCTCTACGTCCTCTGTCCAGTAGAGATACCACATCATTGAAGATTTCACCAGACATTACTTTTCGTATTTCTCGGTAAGAAACTGCTTGGTTGAAGTCTCTTCGCCATTGATGTTGATCTTCTTCGGCTTCTTCTCTTCTGGAATGAAACGCTCCAAAAAAATCTTGAGCATTCCATTAATAAGATCGGCATTTTGTACAACGACAGTATCAGCAAGTGTGAACTGACGAGTGAAAGCACGATCTGCAATACCCTTGAAGAGATAGTCTGTTGCATCCTTAGATTCGACATTACCCTTGACTGTGAGTTTGCCATCATGTAGTTCGATTTCAAGGTCTTGCTTACCAAAACCGGCAACTGCGATTTCGATCACATACTTGTTCTCGGCAACCTTTACAATGTTGTAAGGAGGATAAGTTGGAATCTTAGGAAAGTTTTCTGCAACTGTCTTCATCTGCTTCAAAAGAGGCTCAAAGCCAACAGTTGTATTGAACTGCTTAGGAAGAGAGAATGGCTCAGCAAGAGCCTTAAAGATATCATTCATTGCTATAACTCCTATGTTAGCAAGTTAGTTTAGTAAAGTCTTCCCTATAAGGCGAAGACACCATTATATATAATACTTTTAGTTTGAAATGTCAATAGAAAGATACTGATCCACTGCCAGACGAAGCGGCCGGCGCGCAGTGTGGTCCACCAACAGTAGGACAAAGATTGTCAGCAGAAGCATTATTACCAACAACTATTATTGGAATACCACCGATTGTTACATCACTTCTGCCTGCAATTAAAGCTCCGCCACCATGTGAGTTTAGATCACCCTGAACGGCTATAAGTTTACCTTCAACCGTGACAGTCGATTGACCAGACACAATAGTTGTAGCACCACATGTCCTTAAATCATCTTGTCTATGTACACCTGGCATTAGGCTACCTTCTTAGGTCGACCACGACCGCGCTTTTCATTTGTTGTAATTGTTGCAACACCAGTTGAACCAAGACCACCAACTCGATCAGTCTTTTGACCTGGTGCTGTATCACGTTCAACAATATCATATCTTATCTGCTGAACAAGTTCTGCCTGTGCGATACGATCACCTACATTTATTGTTTGAGGATTTTCGCTCAAATTTGTCAAAAGAATAAATGTTTCTTGAACGTAGTCTGAATCAATAACTGCTTCAAGATTAGCAAGAACAAGACCCTGCTTATATGAAAGACCTGATCTAGGATGAATGCGGACAGAATAGCCTTCTGGAATGTCAAAGATAAGACCAGTCGGTACCATAACTCTATCTCCAGGCATGATTGTCAACTGACCATTTCCTATAATAGGGCGACTAATTGTTTTATTATAAGAGTTATATCCTGAATAGACAGATTTTCCGTGTGGTTGATATGCTAGATCAAAACATGCCGCTTGCTCTGTGCCAAACTTAGGCAAAACAACTTCGTTATGTGTCTTATAAACTTTCAACTGTGTCATCATATATCTCCTCGATTATCCTTCTATATCAACTTTCCATTCTTTAACATCACTGTCACCATTTCTTCTAACGGTAAACGAGCGACCATCTTTCAATAGGACACCGACGCCAGTATTCTCATCTAGAGCCTTTGACCAGTAAAAACCACCACTTGTTTGAATGATACAATAGGGGCAGCCAATTGTTGGATTATAAACAGAGACTAGTATAGCATCATTAATATCATCACCGCGATCAGTTACCTGCTGGCACCTTGAATAAACATCCATGCTGGTCCAACTATCGATACCATTTATGATATCTTGAATCCAGTCCAAACTAATGTCAGCATCGTTGTCACCAGTAAGTTCAGGAAAATTTGTCACATTTGTATCTTTATCGATAACTGCTGAAGTTTTTGTTTGAGGATTAGGAGTTGCCATATGTACACTATAGAACTTGTTACCGTCTATAATGCCT